ACGCCGCCGGCATCGAGCAGCTCAATCGGGTCAAGGATCTGGTCACCAATATGCACGAGATGTTCACCGACGCGTTCCAGAGTCTGTTCACCGACGGCTTCGGCAGCTTCTTCAAGAACGTGATCGGCGGCTTTGACCGGATGCTCCAGGAGATGGCGGCGAAGTGGCTTGCCAGCCAGGTCATCAGGGGGCTTTTCGGGCCTGTAGCCGCCGGGCTGGTGGAAGGCATGGCGTCCGGCGGGCCGGTCTATGCCGGGAGGCCTGTGCTGGTGGGCGAGATGGGCCCTGAGCTGTTCGTTCCCGAGGGCAGCGGCAGCATCGTCCCGAACAATCAGCTCGCGATGGCGGGCGCATACGCGGGCGCGGGGACGACGGTAGTCATTGAGGCCGGGGCGTTCCCTATGCACATCCAGACCCCGGATGCCGACAGCTTCAGGAGGTCGGAGGACCAGATCATGGACGAGATCGGGCGGAAGATGCAGTTTGTCATACGGAGGAACGGCTGATGCCCAAGGGCGGCGTTTTCGCGGTACTGGTCATTCACCTGAATGAGGAAGAGCGCGAGCGGGCGGTCAGGGCGCTGGCCTCAGCTCCATCCTTGGGCCTGGGGACTATCACGCTCGGCGCGCCCGAACAGGGTCAGGTTCAGTTCATCCTTGACGGGATCCGGGAAGCGCCGGTGAACCCGAAAATTATCCGGCAGATCGAGACAGAGGAAAGCCAGTCATGAGCTTTGATGAGACGAGATTGTCTGACGATCTTGCGGAGGCGGCGAAAGGCGGCCCGGCATTCCAGACGGTCGTGGTGAAGACAGACTCCGGGGCCGAGCAGCGCGTGGCCCTGTGGAGTCGGCAGCTCGGGCAATGGAAGCTCGACTGCAGCACTCTCGATGCCGCCCACCTGGATGAGCTCCTGGCATTCTTCTACTCGCATCGAGGCCGGCTGACCGGCTTTCGGTTCAAAGATTGGGATGATTTCGAGGCGGTCCTGAACCCGCAGACGCCGACCGGCTATCCGACCATGCAGCTCTATAAGCATTATGACAGCGGCGTCCTGACGTTCGACCGGAAGATTGTGAAGGTCGTGACGGGCAGCCTGACGATGACGCTGGCTACCGCGCCTTACGCCTACACGTCGGTCGATGTGAACACGGGCATCGTCACGCTGCCTGCGATCTCCAGCAAGGCGATCACGGGCATCAGCAAGGCCGCGCTGGCCGTGGTGACGTGCGTCGGTCATGGCTTCACCGCCGGCACGGTCGTCTACTTCAGCGGCGTCGGCGGCATGACCCAGATCAACGGCCTGCTGGGGACGGTCCAAGCGGCTCCTCCCGCCGATTCATTCACCGTGAACATCAACTCCACGGCGTTCACGACGTACACGTCAGGCGGAACGGCGGCGAAATACCTGCAGCCGACGGACGTTGTCACGGCAAGCTACGAATTCGATGTGCCGGTCCGCTTCGATACCGACCGGGTCGAGGCCTCCGCCCAGGACAACGTACGGGCCTGGAACTCAATCCCGCTAGTGGAGCTGCTCTTATGAGAACCGTACCCGCAGGACTCACGACTCATATCGCCGGCGAGGAGCTGACCCTGGCTCAATGCGTGAAGGTCACGAGGCGTGATGCCGAGGTCTTCGCGTTCTCCACCTGCAACGAGGACCTGGTTGTTGACGGCGTGACCTACCTGGCGGTCAACTCGGTATCGGCAACGGCGCAGAACGACTCGATTGGCAGCGGGGTTGACAACCTGCAGTTCATCGGGCTGCTCTGTGCCGAGACGGTCACCGAGGAGGACCTGCTGTCCGGGCGGTTCGATGGCGCGGAGATCGAGATATTCCTGGTCAACTGGCTCAACATCGCGGCGGGGCAGATCGTCCTGTTCGCGGGCTGGATCGGCAACGTGCAGCTTGAAGACGGTCAGTTCGTGGCCGAGGTTCGCTCGAAGAGTCAGCGGCTTAGCCAGCACGTCGGCCAGCTTACCAGCGCGCTCTGCCGGGTCTCGAAGCTCGGGGACGCCAGATGCAAGAAGGTTTTGACGAGTTTTCGGTTCAGCCGAACGGTCTACTCGGTGACCAGCAACCGCGAGATGACATTCGATGCGGACGCCGCAGTCACCGGTTACTACGACTGCGGCCTGGTGACCTTCACGACCGGGCTGAATATCGGGATCAGCAAGGAGGTCAAGCTCCATACCCTGACGACCGGGCGGGCCGTGATCGAGCTGCAGGAGTCGTTCCCGCTGGATGTGGCGGTCGGCGACGAGGCGACCCTCGAGGCCGGCTGCGATCGGCGGCTGATCACCTGTTATACAAAGTTCAACAACGTCGTCAACTACCGGGGCGAGCCGCATGTGCCGGGGACGGATAAGATGTTGGAACGAGGGAGAGAATGAGACGCGATAGCCGGTTGGCCGAATTCATCGCTGAGGTTAGAACCTGGATCGGCACACCCTTCCGTCATGCCGGCAGGGAGAAGGGGATCGGCGTGGACTGCGGCGGTGTGTGGATATGCGCTCTTAGGGATTCGGGCGTCTTTGACTACGCCAAGCTGAATTATGGCCCCTTTATCGATCCTAGCTACGTCGTTACCCGCATCTTGGAGCCATGCCATTTTGTGCCACCGAAGGAACGCCGACCAGGCGACATTCTGCTGTTCAACATACACGGAATCGCCCAACATACCGGCGTTCTAGTCAGCGAGACGACCTTCGTCCATGGCTATCAATCCGCCGGCAAAGTATGCGAGACCGACCTCGAACCGGTATTCATCCGGAGCCTGGTCGCCGTCTTTCGGATCAAGGAGGACCTATGGCCACGTTAGTCCTCGGCGCGATCGGCGGAGCGCTCCTCGGGAACTGGGGCGCGGTCGCCGGGATCTGGCTGGGCTCGATCCTCTTTCCTCAGAGGCTGCCGGACCAGGAACAGGGCCGGATGGACGACCTGAAGGTCACCAGCAGCGCCTACGGGGTCATGCTGCCCATCATCTTCGGGACGGTACGGATCGCCGGGAACATCATCTGGGCGACCGATCTGGAGGAGCATGAGAGCAGCCATCGGGTGGGCGGCAAGAAATCCCAGGTCACCATCAAGGAATACACCTACTCGGTCAACATGGCGGTCGCGGTTGCCGAAGGGCCGATTACTCGAATCAACAAGATCTGGGCCGAGGACATTGTCATTTACGAGAACATCGGCGGCGTGGACCAGACCGATTACACGATGCGGGTCTACCTGGGCGATGAGACTCAGACCGCCGACCCGCTGATCGTCGGCATCGAGGGCGCTGGCAACACGCCGGCATACCGAGGGCTGGCCTATGTGGCGTTCGAGGACCTGGACCTCACGCCCTGGGGCGGCCGTATTCCGAATCTGAACTTCGAGGTCTGCAATCTTGAGCAAGCCATTTGACGTGATAATCAGCCCAGCGCCGAGGCAGGTGCTGGTGATAGCGGAGCGGGGTCGGCTGATCGGGTTTTGCCTTGCCTGCAGGCCGCGCAGTGGGGACAAGATCGCCTACCTGGTTTGCGGGGTCGCCGACGGAACGACCCTGATGCCGGCTGAATTCAAGGCCAGCAAGGAAGAGACGGACGCGACCTGGAGACGAGAGTACCCGGAGGCTCAGATCGTGTATCTGAGGTGTCCGGAGGAAATTCATCCACAGCAATTTGCCCGGCTGGTAGCCGAGCGGAGAGTGAGCGCATAAATGGCAGCAGCAGTGGTTTTCAGAGAAATAGTCGGCGACGGCCTGGCCAGCGATCCGTATGATCTTGTCCCTGGGATCTTGTATCGAGGCATGGCGGTCGGGCAGGAGTACAACAAACTGTACATCAAGAACGAGGGGGATGCCACGCTTGCGAATCCGAGCCACACGCTGACGAGGGTGACTGTGAGAAATTCAGCAGGGAGTTACGTCAACCGCAAGGTCACGAAGGCCCCTGCCGACGGAGGGGACATACTAATAGCCTACGCAGCCGGGAACGGGGCGCTGGATTGGGAGGGAGGCACATATCGGATCATTTTCGCTAGTACCCTGATTGATGCTACCGGAATGGCTGTCAACGAGCGATACGACCTCTACACCAAGTATCTAAGTGGCTCGGGGGACACCATTCAGACGCTTCAGTTCAAGCACACAATCGGCGGGAGTTAAATGCCAACCTTTGAGCTTACAGAACAATTCGCGGTAGCCGACTTCAGCCTGAAGGAACAATTCGCGGTAGCCGACTTCAGCCTGAAGGAACAGTTCGAGGTCCAGCAGCCGATGACGCTCGGGGCGATCCTGACCTACCTGGCCGAGCGCGTGGGCCTGGTGGCCGCCGACTTCGACTTCTCCGGGGCGACTCAGGTCGTGGAAGGATTCGCCATCACGAGCCGGAGCACGGTCAGAGACATCATCGCCCCGCTGCTGAGGTTCTATTTCTGCGACCTGGCCGAGTTCGACGGCAAGCTGAACTCGGTGAATCGAGGGGGCGCGGTGGCGGCGACGATCTCATCCGACGACCTGGGCGCTTATCTGGGCGACGGCAAGCCGCCGGCGACGCTGGAGATCGGACGCCGGCAGGATGTGGAGCTGCCGAGGCGCGTGGATGTCGGCTACTTCTCCACGGACAGCAATTTCCAGCAGGCCAGCCAGGGCGCAGTTCGGCAGTCGGTCGAGACCAGCGAGGAGGAGATCACGGTCAACACAAGCATCACGACGACCGACGACAAGGCTCGCCGAGCCGCCGAGTCGCTGCTGTATGACGAATGGCTGGGGCGGACCTCCTACAAGAGCCCGCTGGCGCTGAAGTGGCTCGCGCTCGCCCCGGGTGATGTGATCAATTTGCCCACGCCCCTGGGCATCAGGCGCGCTCGGGTCGTCCGAGATGGGGTTGGTCCATTCGGGCCGGCGCTCATCGAGGCCGTGGCGGATGACCCGAGCGTGGTATCTCAATACGCCTCCGGCCTGGGGCCGGGCAACGAGTCCCCCGACCGGTGGCAGATCGGCGACACAACGCTCATCGCGTGGAACGGCAATGCGCTCCTGGACGAGCACGCTGATTCGGTCGGGCTCTACCTGGCTGCCACGGGCGAGGGCTCAGGCTGGATGGGCTGCGTGGTTTACATTTCGCAGGACGGCGGGGCGAGCTATCAACCCTTGGAGACGCTCAATTATGACAGCGTGATCGGCGAGGCTGATACCGTGCTGGCCGCCGGCGAATCAACCGGCATCTGGGATGATGTGAACACGGTGGATGTCACGATGATCTACGGCGCTCCGATCAGCCGGAGCGATGCAGAGGTCCTGGCGGGCGAGAACGCTTGCCTTGTTGGTGATGAGGTCCTGCAATTCGGTGTGGCGACCGCGCTGGGCGATAACGGCTACCGGCTGTCTCACCTGCTGAGAGGGCGCTGGGGTACGGACGCCTTCTGGGGCGATCATGCCGCCAGTGAGCGGTTCGTCCTCCTGGAGGAGGCGACTGTCCGCAGGGCTGAGCTGGGCGACAGCCTGATCAATAAGACGATCCTGCTGAAGGCCGTATCCGCCGGCATGACGCTGGCCGAGGTCAGCCCGCAATCGGTGAGCATTTACGGTCGCGAATACTTCTGTTATCCCGGCTGCAGCGTGGCCGGATCGCGGGACGGCGGCGAGAACCTCACGATCACCTGGAAGCGGAGAAGCCGGAAGGACGCCGATCTCCGGGATTACTCGGACATCCCGCTCAGCGAGACGACCGAGGCGTACGAGGTCGACGTCATGGACGGGGCGACGGTCAAGCGAACCATCGAGGTCTCGACCCCGAGCGCGGCCTACTCGGCGGCGGACCAGACCACGGATTTCGGCAGCCCGCAGGCGTCGGTAGACGTTCGGATCTATCAGCTCGGGAAAATCGGTCGCGGATATGTGAAGGAGGCAACGGTCTAATGACAGACACGGCTAGGCTTGGAATCACGCTGCTTGAAGAGGCGCAGGCCTCGAAGGAAGTTTCGATAAATGACGGCTTCGAGGTGATTGACGACCGAGTGGTTGATCGGGAGGATGTTCACACGGTCGCCGACACCGGAACCGCCGACACGGAGTTCACGGTCGCCCACGGCCTGGGCGCAACGCCTACCGGCTACATCGTCGTCTCGATCGACAAGGCGGGCATCGTCTACAAGGGCTCGACCGCCTGGGATGCGACCAACATGTACCTCAAGTGCTCGGCGGCGAACGCCGTGCTGAAACTGATACCGATCTAGGGGGGCAGGGATGAAAGAACTGGTCTCGTACTACGTGCAGGCGATGAGCGCAGTAGGAATTGCGCTTCTCGGCGGGCTTGACCGTCAGCTCACGGCACTGACATTGCTGATCCTGTTCGATGTGATAAGCGGCCTGGCGCATAGTTGCGTCGAATCGAGAGAGACGAAAGCCAAGTGGTTCAACCGTGACAAAGCGATCACCGGGGCGATCACGAAAATGATCTACTTCGTCCTGATAGCGGTCGGCGTCCAGATGGACAAGGCGCTTGGGTTCAACGGCATCCGAATCGCGTTCATCGGCTACATGTCGCTCTTGGAGATCGCTTCGATATTCGAGCACGCGGATGCGTGCGGACTGCCGATTCCCAACGTTATTGCCAATGCCGTGAAACAGGCGAAGGCGAAAATGGGGATAGGGGGCAAGAAATGAGAGAAGCGCTAGGAGGAGGTGAGGTATGAGATACCTGATTCTGAGTCTGGTTTTGGTTCTGCTGTTCGCGGTGTCTGTGACGGCGCAAGCGCCGGTGACATATTACAAGGCTGGTCCAGCGACGCTTACAGCGGACTGCGACGACCCGCCGTTCGATGATGGAACGCCCGGCTCGGGGTGCGCCAAAGTGCGCGTATCAGTGGATGGAGGAGTGACCTGGACTCCCTGGACGACCTTTCCGCCATCGGCGCATTGGACAGGCACTTTCTCAGTTACGCTTGTAGCCGGACAGAATATGATAATGGGCGAATACGTAGACGACCAGGGCAACATAGGCTACTCGAGCCGAGAGGCGTATGTGGACGGAAGCCCCCCAGTCGGAAGCCTCACAATCGCTGGTGGATAATCTTAGCGGTTGTCGGGCTCATTCTGAAGTGGATTTTCGGAGGCTGAAATGAGAGAAGCGCGGATCAACATTGACGTAGAGGGAATTACGATTCATCGGGAAGTCGGCCCTTACCTGCCTGCCAAGGAACAGAAGGCAATCCTGAGCGTGGCCTATCGGGAGATCAAGGAGTTTGTCGCAGAGAAGCACGGTTGGTTGGCGTCGAAGTTCGTTCCCGCCGATCACGTCCAGTTAATGAAGACGATTGTGGAAGTGTGCAACAAACATTTTGGATGGCAGGACGGCGAGGACGACCCTATTGACACCTGGGGCGAGTTCAAGCCCTGGGCGATCGACCGCGGCTTCCTGACGATCAAGGAGCTGCCGGAGGCGTGACATGGCCTGTATAGCCGCAACTTGGTTTATCGAGTATGGCAAGAAGTTCCTGGGCGTCCGGTATCGGATGGGCGCAAAAGCACAGCTTGTCAAGAAAACCAACGGCGGCTTCTGTTATCGGCAATGGGATGTGGGCAAGGGCAACGAACACCTGGTGAGTAGGCCGGATGCCCTGGACTGCTCAGGATTCACGTTCCTCGTCTACCGGGGAGCGCCGATGCTTACGAATGAAGGTGGAATTCCGCTGCCTCATGGGAGCTATTTCCAGGTCAACTCGAAATACACCAAGCCCTGCTCAGTAGGGGAGGCGCTTGCCACTCCTGGAGCACTTCTATTCCACGTCAATAGGAAGGGTGTGGTTGACCATGTAGAAATATCTCTTGGAGATGGCAAGCATACCATCGGAGCGGTCGGTCGGCCCATCGGCAAGGTGGCGATAATGACCAGGACGGCCTCCTGGTTTAAGTATGGCCGAAAGGTCAAGGGAGTTCATTACGAGTGAGATACCTAACCGGTCAAGCATTGTCAAGAGGGTTGGGGTCAAATTGAAGAAAGAAATAGCTGAAATATGCTTATTTGCATATTTGCATATTCGAAGGGAGGTGAAAACCATGAAGAAAGCATTACTGATTCTGGCGGTGATGATGCTGGCGACGTCGGTCATGGCACAGGAGTATATCCTGGCCGTGCCGGCAGGCGAACCCATGACGAGCGAGGACTGCGTTCTCGCCTTACCGGTAGGACACGAGATCGCGATGGCTCCGGGGGTAACACTCCAGCCGGCGATCATGCTGCAAACCGAAGAGCCGACCA